CAACGTACACTCTCAAGGTAGAAATTATGAGTTTGCTTTAAACTTAAATAAAGAATACGGTTACGATATAGCTCAAGAACTTTTACAACTTAGTAGAGAAACTGTAAAGTTTTCAACTCCAGATCTTGAAGAAAAAATAGAGTATTACAAAGTTTTAAACAATTCTTTTAAAATAGATTAAAAATTTTATCTTTGCTATTCATTCAATAGAATGTCTAATTTTTCTCTGTAATTAAGAAGGGAGTATCAGTCACTTGGCTAGTACTCCTTTTTTTATTTTAAATATTTTTATTATATTTGTATTCTAAACAGAGAGACATTATGAATACAGAGATTAAAAACCTACACGATAGGATAGCCACACTTGACAAAAAAGTGTACTGGTTACAAAGAGAAAACGAATTACTTACCATCCAAAAAGAAAGAGCAGAAAGTCTGCTTATAAATTAAATACAATTAAATATGACAGGAAAGATTACATTTATTAACAGAGAGAGTGACTATCAAGACAAACAGTGCTATTCAGTTACTTTAGCTAATGGACAAACTTTTAAGTTTTACCAGCTTGCCCAAATTTGGAACGACAACGAAAACAAAAACATTGAGAGAACTTCGTTTCACAAAAAAGTAGGAGACGAAATAGAGTTTGAGATTAGTAACGCTAAGTACAATACGGCTAAAATTATAGCTAATCAGTTTAAACCTGAAGCTAAAACTTTTAACAAACCTAAGTCCCAACAGACTAGTATCGAGTGGCAATCTTGCTTAAGATCTGCGTGCTTATTTTATTCTAATACTCCAGACGTAAAAAGTTCTACAGTGTTAGAAACTACCGAATTATTTTTTAACAAATTAAAACAGAAAACTAATGAGTAATTTTGAAACTGAGTACTGGAACTGTGTAGCTCCTTATAAATCTAAATACGAATTTATTAAACTACACTTTTTAATAGACGTAAACGAAACTATTAAAATGCTTAACAAAGCAAAAGAAGAAGGAAACGAAAAGATAGTCTTAGATATTATGACTAAAAAAGCTGACACTAGTAAATTTTATGCTAAAAGAAGTATTCCGAAAAGGGATCAAGCGGAAGCGATAAAAGACCACTTACCTAGAGCAGCGGCAAAAGAGGATTTGCCATTTTAATAACCACAAAGGGCGGAGCTAAAAACTTCGCTTTTTTTTTTACTTTTACTATATGTTAATAAATTACGAGAAAGTTACTGCCCATTTAGACAAGATAAGAAAAGGAGAAATAAAAGAAGGATTAAGTTTAGGCTTTCCTGAAATAGACGACTTTTTAAGATTTAAACCTCAAAACTTTAATGTTATTCTGGGACATTCTAATACAGGTAAAACGACAATAGTTTTATTTTTAATGCTAGCCTATTCAGTTAAGCACGATTTAAAGTGGTTAATATTTAGTTCCGAGAACGAGGCTTATTCTATTATAAGAAAGCTAGTAGAGTTTTTAGAAGAAAAACCAATAGAAGAGATAGACGCTAAGACTTTTAAAAAGCATAACGATTTTGTTTCTAGTCACTTTAAAATAGTAGACAGTAACAAGATGTACACTTATAAGGAATTGCTAGAGCTATGTAGAGCAGTTAAGGAAGCGTGGAACTATGACGGACTTTTAATAGACCCTTACAACTCTTTAATAAAAGACAAAAATTTAATAACTTCAGTAGGAGGACACGAGTACGACTATCAGGCTACAACTGAGTTTAGAATATTTGCTAAAAAACATAGTATTACTATATGGTTAAATACTCACGCTAACACTGCGGCTTTAAGATATACTCATAGAGTAGACCACGAGTACGCTGGGTATCCTATTCCTCCAAATGCTGCAGACGTAGAAGGTGGCGGAAAGTTTGTTAACCGTGCTGACGATTTTTTAGTGGTCCATAGGTATATACAACACCCTACAGAGTTTATGTATTCCTTACTGCACGTAAAGAAAATTAAAGAGGTAGAGTCTGGAGGAAGACCTACAAGTTTTGACGATCCTATAAGACTTAGAGCTTTAAGAAATAACGTAGGATTTAGTATAGACGGGGTTAGTATTATTAAAAAAATAATAGAAAAGGAAAGACAACCTTTCTAAATTTTTCTTATATTACTGTTCCAATGGAGGATAGTATTAATGAATTGGTAAAAAACGAAGAGATTTGGTTTCGTTATTTAAAGCACTGGGGATGTAATAAAGACACTGCTAAGGACCTAGTTCAGGAAATGTATATCCAAATAGATACCTACCTTAAAAAGCATAATACTTCTATAATGTATAACGATAACGAGATTAACCATTATTTTGTTTACGTTACTTTATACAATATGTTTTGTAATTTAAAAAGAGCTGAGAAAAAAGTAAACTTAGTTAGTCTAGATTATATGCCAGAGCTTAGCGATGAGCCTTACGATGAGACAGAAAACGAAAACTATCAAAACTACAGAGCTATTCAGGAATGGTTTTTGCACGATGACTTTTTAGCTTTTACTCAAATAGTTAAGGACGAGGAAAATGTATTAGAAGACTACGATAGAGATAAGATGTATAACTTTTACCAGCGTAAGATATTTGAGGAGGTATTTCTAAACAACAAGAAAATAAGTAAGCTTAGTAGAGATACTAATATTTCCTACTACTCTTTATACAATACAGTACAAAATATAAAAAAACAAATAAAAGAATATTATGGATCTAAAACTTGGGGATAAGCTAGCTTTCGTATTTAAGTGGACTGGTGTAAAATGGTTAGTAAAAAAAATAGTAATAGATATTTTAGGTTATGAATCTTGCGGGTGTGAGGATAGGCAAGAGGCTTTNAATAATTTTAAAATTNATAGAAATGGATAGAGAAGACTGGTTTGACTGGCAAGACTTTAGAGCAAATCCTAAGAATACCTTAGAGCATAAAGAGTTTGAACTTGTCTGTCTTTTACATTCTAAGTATTTTTCTCATCGCTACTATTTGCCGTGCACCTGTAAACCTGAGCCTACGGTAACTTGGATAAAAGANTTACAAGATTTGTTTTTAAAGTCTAAAAAATACAGAGTAAAAAAATGACACTAAAACAAATAAACGAATATGANCAAGCCGTAGTTTATTTATTAAATATAGACGGCTGGGATCTCAAATGGTGTGGCGGAGGCTACGAACACTATGACGCTGAAGGTACTACTCCTAAAGGTTTTGAGTGTAAAATAGAAATGAAGTTCCGAAATAAATATTATAAAGAAAAACTACTAGAAAAGTATAAATACGATAAACTAATGGACCTAGAGGAGTCTATAGTAAAACTGTATTTTGTAGCAGACGGTAGAGGTAATTACTTGTTCTGGTTAAACGATATAGATATGCCAAAGACAAAAGAACTATACTGTCCTTCTAGTTCGTTATGGAATAGTAAAAAAGAATTAAAAGAAGTCTATCTACTTAAAGAAAGTCTAGCAGCTAGGATTAATTGGAACACAGAGTTTTAGTTTTTTTTTATTATCTTTACTGTAGAAAAATTAGACTTAATGGATAAAGCTCAAAACTTAAAGGATTTAGAATACTATACAAACACGGAATTATGTATAGAGCTTTTAACTAAATGGAAGAAAAAATCTAACAATCCAGAGCTAAACGAATTTACTAACGCATTTTTAAACGTATTGTTTTATTCTACCAACCTACAACAGGATAGGTTTATTCATAATTCTATAGTAGACGAGTATCGACAAGACAAAATAAGAGCAGTAATAAGAGCTAGAAAGTCTGAGTCTATTACAGATGACTTAAAAGCAGAAATAAAAAAACTAAAATCTTTAACTAACTTGTAACCTAAAACAATAATATGTCTCACAAACCACACGCTTTCGAAAATCAAATATTTGAACACTATAGAGAAAGAGCTAAAGAAATAAACTTAGCTATAGAGTTATTAAAAGAACACGGCTATACTGTTATAGATTTACAAAACAATATTTTACGTAAAAACAAAATTGAAGAGAATGAGCTATAAAGATATTATGCTAGAAACTTATATAGCAGAAATAGACTATTTAAGGTCTAAGGTTCTACAAGAACAAAGCGAGAATCTTACTCTCTATAAAACTATACACGAGAAAGAGATTATAATAAAACTTCTAAAAAACAAAAACAAAGCCTATGAAAAATTCAATTAAACTCCTTGACGGATACTATGTAGAAAAAGAAGAGGTTTTAAAAAATATGCTAGATGACGAATACTACTACGGTGTATTAGGCAAAACGGCTTTGTCAAGTAGTTCTATTAAACTTCTTTTAGATAGTGCTAAAACTTATTTATATATAACTAAGTACGGGCAAAAAGAAACCCAGCCACTTAGAGACGGTCACTTATTTCACACTATGATCCTAGAACCTGAAAAGCTAAACGATATAGTTTTTGTAGATGTACAAAGTAAAAATACTAATAAGTATAAAGAAGCTAAAAAACACCACGATCAAGTTTTTACAATGAAAGAGAAAACTGATGCCGAAAGGTTATGCGATGCTCTACTAAGAAATGAAGAGGCTTTAAGTATGTTAAACAAATCTGAGTTTGAGGTTCCTATGATAGGAAATATAAACGGTTATCCTTTTAGAGGCAAGGCAGATGTCTTAAAAAATAAAGGAGGTATCGTAGACTTAAAAACAACTATAGACGTAAAGAACTTTTACAAGTCTGCAGACGCTTACAAGTATTACAATCAGGTTTATATCTACTGTCAGTTATTTAATATAGACTACAAAGATTTTAAGTTTTTGTGTATAGACAAAAAGAATCTAGACGTAGGAGTCTGGGATGTTAGCGAACAGTTTTATCTAAAAGGAGAAGCTTCCGTAATGGCAGGTATCGATATATACAGAGACTTTATAGAAGCAGACTTTGATATAGACCAGTATATAATTAAGGGGACTTTATGACAAACTACGACAAGATAGCGGAGTTAGTAATTAACCTAACGGAAATAGATATATTCGAGAACCGAAGAACCCAAAGCCACGTAGACGCTAGAACACTATTTGACTATATAATGAATAGAGTACATAAAAAGACTTTAGAGTCAATAGCAGCTTACTATGTAAGTAAAGGCAAATCCTCAAACCACTCTACTATTTATTATAGACTTTGTAAGTTTAAAGAGTTAATCAATAGAACTCCAGAGTTTCTAACGTGGTTAAATATTATTAAAAATAGTACTGTAGGATCTGAAGAGCTTTTAGTTATAATAGACAAAATCAAAAGCTTAAAAACAGTAGAGTCTATAGAACAAGTCAACGAATTACTAGACAAACTAAACTATAAAGAAAAACTTTATAATACTCTTATTCCGAAAACTTAATATTTTTACGTTATATTAGTAACGAGATGTTACAAATGTTACAATATAAAAAGAATATAATGCTAGAAAAAACGGAAGAGAATAAAAAGAAAATGCTTAAATCTTTAGAGGAGTATTACGGTATAGTAACCACTGCTAGCCAAAGCGTAGGTATAAGTAGAATTACTCACTATCGCTGGTTAGAAGAAGACGAGGAGTACAAAGCAAAAGTCTTAGATATAAAAAATGCTGCTATAGATTTTGTAGAGTCTAAACTGTTTGACTGTATAAACGCAGAGAAAGAAACTTCTATAATATTTTATTTAAAAAGTATCGGTAAGTCTAGAGGCTACGTTCCAAGACAAGAAATAGATACTGGAGACAATAGAGAGTTTCGAGTAGAAGTAATTGAGTGAGAGATATAAAAACCAATGTAGTCTGGAAACATTTAGAAACCAGCAAAAAGAAAATCATAATAGAGCAAGGCGGATCCCGTAGCGGTAAAACCTATAATATTCTAATGTGGGTAGTCTTTGGCTACTGTTTAAGAAATAAGAATAAGATAGTAAGTATTTGCAGAAAAACCTTTCCAGCTTTAAGAACTTCAGCACTAAGAGACTTTTTAGAAATACTAAAGAACCACGAGCTTTATAAAGAAGAGGACCATAACAAGACCAGTAGCGAATACAAACTAAACGGAAACCTAATAGAGTTTATAAGCTTAGACTCCCCTACTAAAGTAAGAGGACGTAAACGAGATCTGCTTTTTATAAATGAGGCTAACGAATTGTTTTGGGAAGACTGGAACCAGTTAATATTTAGAACAGTAGGAAGAGTTATACTAGACTATAATCCTTCAGACGAGTTTCACTGGATTTATGACAAAGTAAAAACTAGAGAAGACGCAGACTTTTTTAAAACTACTTATAAGAATAATAAGTTCCTAGAAGAGTCGATAGTAAAAGAAATAGAAAGACTACAATATACAGATGAGAATTACTGGAGGATCTACGGGCTAGGAGAAATAGGACAAAGCAAGTCTACTATATTTAGTTTTAGAGAAATAGAAACTATTCCAGAAAATGCTAAGTTTATAAGTATGGGTATGGATTTTGGCTATACTAATGATCCTTCGGTTTTGTGTAAAATTTTTCTTCACGATACTAATATATACTGCGAGGAGTTATTTTATAGAACAGGAATGACTAACAGAGATATACATAACGAGTTATTAGGTTTAGGTATAGGTAGACGTGATGAAATCTTTGCCGACTCCGCAGAGCCTAAGACTATTGACGAACTCCATAGATACGGCTGGAATATAAAACCTAGTACAAAAGGAAGGGACTCTATTAATATAGGAATCGATATGCTTAAAAGATATACTATACACATAACTAAAAAAAGTCAAAACGCTATAAAGGAGTTTAGGAATTACAAATGGAAAGAGGACAAGAACGGAAATATACTTAACCAGCCTGAAGATAAATTTAATCATTTTTGCGATAGCCTCAGATACGGAGTTTATACTAAACTAGCTAGACCTAACTATGGAAAGTACGCAATCAGGTAAAACCTGTTGTAAAATACAAATGACTCAAACAGGCTCACTACAAAATGGTTTTTGTTTCTATTGTAGTAAGTGCGGTAAAGTAGAGTTCTGGAAATGATTTGGAATTGTCAATAACTTTTTGTATCTTTGTAATATATTGTTAAAGTCAGATCCCCTTAAAGAACGGATCGGGTGAGCGAGCAAAGGTCAAAGCAAGATACCTAACGAGGCAATAAAGGAGTTATCCTTAAATAACAAAAAGGTGTAAACAGAGAACACCTACTCTAAGACAAATCAAAATCTTTTTAATTTAAAACTAAGTAATGAAAAAATCTAAAGTAAAAAAAGAAAAAACAAGTATTGAAAGATATTTAGAAGGAGACATTAAGGGAATGTGTAAAAATCAAATAGGATTAATAGAATCTTATTTAAAGATAGCTCCAGCTTTATCTAAAAACCTCTAAGAAAGTTATTTGTAATTGTTAAAAACTTTTTGTAACTTACCAGTATGAGAAGTAAAACAAAATGCGACAACTGTAAAAAACTAAATGATCCTGACAATTTTCTTTGTGAGTATTGCGGGTATGATTTTGACTTTCAGCTTTCGTATAACAAATGGGGTCTACCCGAACTTAACTTAAAAAAATAAATATGGTTATATCTAACGAAATATTTGAAACTTATAGAATCCAAGAAAGAGCAAAAGAACAAAAAAAAGCTATTAGGCTTTTAGCTGCTCAAGGCTATACTATCTTAGATTTAGAAAATAATATTATTAACAAAGAAAATTATAATAAATAAAATTATGACCAGAGAAAAATTAGATGACTTTTTAAGCACGTGGGCTGCTCTAGTAATTCAGTTTACTACTATAGTGTTTGCCTTAACTTTTTGTTCCGTAGGAGTAATGTCTTGCGTAAAACTATTATATAGAATATTTAAAATGTTATTCTTAAATGAGTAATACTGAGTTCTATAAAAAGAATAGAGAAAGAGTTATGAGACAATATCGTAGTAACCAAGGTAGAAGTCCTAAAAAAATAAACGAGACTATGAAATTATTAAAAGTAGTTTTTATAGCTTTGTTTATATTTTCTATATTATGTTTTGTATTCCTATAATATAATTTTAGAGTTTTTGTTTAAATCAGGGTAGTTTAACGACTGCCCTTTTTTTTGTTAAAAAAAATAATTTTTACGTTATATAGGTATATGGAATTAAAAGTAGTAGTGCCTTCACGTATGGAGGAAATAAGCTTAGAGCAATACCAAAGATTTTTAAGAGAATGTGGAGACGAAACTTTGTCAGAGGAAATGATAGCTTTAAAAATGCTAGAGATATTTTGCGGAGTTCCACCAGCTAAAGCTTATACTTATAAAATGTCAGATGTATATAATATTTGTGATAAAATTAATAAAGCTCTAAACGAAAAACCTCCTTTAATAAGCCGTTGGAAATATAAAGATTTAGAACTAGGATTTATTCCTAAGCTTGACGATATGACTTTTGGGGAGTTTGTAGACGTAGACACTTATATAACAGACTGGGACGAGATGCACAAAGCTATGGCAGTTTTATACNGACCAGTTAAACAACAGTTTAAAGGAAGTTACGAAATAGAAGACTATAAGTCTGACACATACTGGGACCTAATGAAGCAGATGCCACTTAGTTTAGTAATGGGGTGTATGCTTTTTTTTTGGAGTTTAGAGAAAGACTTACTACAAGTTATGAAGACCTCTTCGAATCCTCAAGCGAAGCAGATCTTTCAAGAGAGGCTAACTTCAATACTAAATACGGATGGTATCATTCCCTCTGGCGTTTATCAGGAGAAGACGTGACTAAACTAGAAGAGGTTTCTAATTTAAACTTTCACCAGTGCTTAGGAGCTTTAATGTATATAAAAGAAAAAACTATCCTTCAGGGAGCAAAACTTAAAAATAGAAAATAATGGGTAACAATAGAGGAGCTAAAAGTTATTACTTAATAATGTCAAAACTAGAAGAGGAGTTGTTAAAAAGTCCTTTTGTAAAGACAGTCACCTTTGGTGATATTAGTCAGGTCGATTTAAGAAAGCAGACTATATTTCCTTTAGCCCATTTACTAATGAACAACGTAGTACAAGGAGGACAGACTTTAACTTATAATATGACTATACTTTTAATGGATATAGTAGACGTAAATAAAGCTTTAGTAGTAGACGAGTTTACAGGAAATACAAACGAAATGGATATTTTAAATACCCAGCTCCAAGTAGGTAACAGACTAGTAGAACAAATGAGAAGCGGATCCTTATATAACGATATGTACCAAGTTATTACTGATGCCACTTTTGAGCCGTTTTATGATCGTTTTGAGAATGAATTGGCAGGTTGGAGCCTAAATGTTAGTATAGTTGTAGAAAACGACATTTATATATGTTAGAAGAAGTAAAGAAAATATTAACCGCATACGGTCTAAACGTAGTTTCTGCAGCTAGAAATAATCTATCTAAAAAAAATAATGGAGGTGGAGACCTAGCAAATAGTTTAACGTCTTTGGTTACTGAAGAAGCAGACGGATCATACTTAGTTACTTTTTTAGGTGAAGACTATGCTACGTTCTATGATAAAGGTGTACAAGGAGCAGGACCAGAAAGGATGCCCGCAGGATCTAAGAATAGATTTAATAAAGCACCTCTAAGTCCTTACCGTTTTGGAACAGGTAGCTCTGCAGGTACTGGAACTTTAAGGGGAGCTATAGACAAATGGGTCTTGACTAAAAACGATTTAAGCTCCTCCACTAGAAATGACTTAGGACAATTTGTATCTAGAAAGTCTTTAGTGTTTTTAATATCTAGAAGTATTTATTTAACAGGATTAAAACCTAGTTTATTTTTTACTACTCCCTTTGAATTTTATACTAGACAACTAGAAGACGATTTAGAAGACGCTCTAAAAAGAGATATAGAATTAATATTTGGTCAAGGAGACCGAAGAAACGAAATTTCAATAAACCTATCCTAATGGCAAATAGATTATTAAGATCCCCGCAATACATAACTGCAACTTCAACTAGTACTAGTGTTAAGTCAGCAAAGTTAGTAATTACTATAAACGGTACTGTTAGATATACTTTAATAAAAAACGCTGCTAAAGACGTTCCAGTTCTTTTTGAATATGCAGAGTTAGCCAGAGATTATATAGATATTACTTATACAGGAGGTACACCTTCAACTCAAGCTGCTTTTGTAATTGTTTTAGATTTAACTTTTTATCCTTTAGTTAATGCTGGAGGAACCGCTATAAGTACAAGCCAAGAAACGCATAACGGTTTTGACGGTTACGGAACTTTTTATGAGGCGGCAAATCCAGAAATGAGCAGCACGCAATTTCCAGCTATTTCTAATTATACTCAGGCTGGCAGCTCGTCTTCAGGAACTAAAACATATACTATGTACGCTACTAAAGATAGAGAAGTATTAGTACCAAGTATTTTAAATGGAACTGTAGTTTATACTTCCTCAGGATTTAATGGAACTAGTGTATCTATAGGAGCTTTTACTGTAACTATAGATAGAGTTCAATGTACTAAATATACTGACGGTAACGGATATACAGAGTTAAACGGAACTGCTAGCGGTTTTGTAGTTAGTTTTATAAATAAATACGGAGCTATACAAACAGAGTTTTTTACACTAAAAGCTATTAGAAAAATTGAAGCAAAAAGAGAAACTTATAATTCTAATACTATATCTAATACTGGGACCTATTCAATAAATGCTCACACAAAACAAAACTTTAATATTACGGCTAACCAGTCAATTACTTTAAATTCTTTTTTTGTACCTGAGTATTATAGCGATGTATACTCTGAAATGTTACTATCTGAAAAAGTCTGGGTACGTTATAGAGAAAAATCTACAGGAAATTTTATTACTATTCCTATAAATATAAAAGATAATAACCTTACTTATAAAAATATTTTAAATGATAAACTTATACAATTTACTTTCAGTTTTGATATGTCTTTTGATTATATAAATAATATTAGATAATGCAAAAACTCCAGCTTTATATAGACGATAATCCAGACGGAGACATTATAAACTACGTTAGAATAGATTTGTTTAAAGACGAAACGGTTTCTATAAGTCAGTCTATACAAAATATAAAAGACCCAGCTAAAGTATTTGTACCTTTTACTAAAAGCTTTACTATACCAGCTTCTAAAACTAATAATAAAATTTTCTACCATTATTATAATTTTGATATTTCTCAAGGTTATGACGCTAGAAGAAAAACTCCAGCTAAAATAGAATTAAACAATATAGATTTTAAAAATGGTTTTGTAACCTTAGAGGGAGTTGAGCTAAAAAAAAACGCACCCTATGCTTATAAGATAGTATTTTACGGAGAAACTGTAGGACTTAAAGATTTACTAGGAGAAACAAAACTACAAGCTTTAGCTTCTTTGTCTCAATATAATTTAGAATATAATTCAGCTACTATTAAAGCTAGACTGCAAACTGCTAACGGTCCTATACTTTGTCCTTTAATAACTTCGGGAGCTTCTAATAAAGATTCAGATTTAATTCCTCCACCTTCTAGATTATATTATGACTCAGTAACAAATACTCAAGCTAACGGAAATTTATTTTATGTAACAAACGATGACAACGGAGTTTTATATTCAGATCTTAAATATGCTATTAGGGTCAAAGAAGTTATAGACGCAATTACTGCTCAATTTCCTACACTAGTATTTAGTGACGATTTTTTAAATTCAAGTAATACAGAGTTTTATAATTTACATTTATGGTTACATAGAAAAAAAGGAGGAGTACCAGATGAATCTTTAGTAGTAAGTTTTCCTAGTCCTGTTACTGGATTTGGACCGCCTAATATATTAGCTACTAATATGTTAAATGGAACGGGGTTAGTAATACAAAACAACTGGCTAGATACTAACGGAGTATTGGTTTCAGGAATACCAAACACTTTACAAAAATTATTTTTAACGACTTCTAGTACTGATTTGTTTACAGTTGTAATATTTAGAAACGGAGTAACTAGAGCTACAATAGCTAATCTTACAGGAGGTGGCGGTGCTATAGTAATTTCAGCCTCAAGTTTAGGAGGTACTTTTGATGCTGCTATATATACTATAACTATTTTTTCTGCAGTTCAAATTATTTTTACTGAGATTAAATGGGACTTAGGAGGTTATGACCCAAACGTACAAGTAGGCTGGACTGATAATTATACTGTAGCTTTTACTGCTACGGCTAGTTTTACTTTTGATATTCCTACTCAAATTCCAGATATAAAAATTTTAGACTTTTTAACTTCTATTTTCCGTATGTTTAATTTAACGGCTTATTTAGACGATAACGCTTTGTTAGTAAACGGCAGTTCAAATCCAGACTTTGGTAAAATTAGAGTTCAAACTTTAGACGATTTTTATACAACTAACGTAGCCACTTACGATATAAGTGAATTTGTAGACGTAGAATCTAGCCAAGTAAATATAGCTTTACCATACAGGGCAATTAATTTTAAATATGCAGAAACCGATACTATTTTAGCTGAGCAATATAGCCAGCAATTTGGTAAGCAGTGGGGAGCAGAACAATATACAGGGTCCTCCACTTTAGGAGACGGGTTTGACGGTCCAAACTCTACTTATACAGTCGAGGTCCCTTTTGAACATTTGATGTACGAAAGATTAAATAATACTGGATCTGGAATAGCACCAAACACAACTACTACTGTTCAGTACGGATATTTTGTAGATCAAAACCAAGAACCAATTTTAGGTAAACCGTTATTGTTTTATCCTATACACCAGCCAGTGGGAGCTAGTACTACAGTTATTTCTTTTAAAACTGCTCCTACAGGATCAAATATAAACTCACCTTTAGATAATTATTTTATACCTAGTAATAGTTTAGGCTTAGATCCTGCTAGTGCAACTGATATTAAAAACTTAAATTTTAAAGATGAGTTTAACGAGTATACTGGATCTACTGGTTTTACTTCTACTTTGTTTAAAGAAAATTACGATACTTATATTTCAAATGTATTTAACGGTAAAAGAAGACTAATAAAATTTAAAGCCTTTTTGCCTTTAAACATAATATATGCTTTAAAACTAAACGATACAATTACAATTAATAACCAAGATTATAAAATTAACACTATAGACACAAACTTAATAACAGGAGAAAGTGATATGGAATTATTAAACGAGGTATGATAAAAAACATAATAGAACTTTTGCGGTATGCAGACGGAGAAACTGATAATATAAAGTTTGCTCAGGGATCTAAAAAACTCCCTACAAATTTTAAAGAAACTATGTATAAACTTAAAAAAGAAATAAATGGCAGTAGTAGAAAGTCTTAAGGTAGAAGGTGCTGACGAAGCAGTAGCGGATATAAACAAAGTACAAAAATCTTTAGAAAAATTTAATAAAGGTGTACAAAAAAATAGAGATGCTACTAGGCTACTAGATAAAGCTACAGGCGGAGCAGTAACTAAATTTCAAGATTTACAAAAAGGTTTAAGTCAAGGTATAATAGGCGTTAAAGGCTTAGCTACGTCTTTTAAAGGACTTAAAGGTGCTATAGCTGCTACGGGTATAGGATTAATAGTAGTGGCGTTAGGGACTATCGTAGCGTACTGGGATGAGATAAAAGGTTTAGTTTCTGGTGTAAGTTTAGAACAACAAAAGTTATTAGAAGTACAAAAGCAGTCAGCTCAAGAAACTGAAAACGCTTTTAACAGTATTGGTGCTAGTGCTAATATATTAAAACAACAAGGCGTTACAGAAAAAGAAATTTTAGATTTAAAAATACAATCTACTAACGAAAGTATTACTGCTTTAGAAGCTCAGTTAACTACTCAAAAAGAAATTAAAAAAGCTCAAGTAGAAACTGCAGAAAGAAACGCTAAAATCCTATCAGGAATAGTCTTATTACTTACCGCTCCTTTAGCCGCAGTATTAGTAGCGGTAGACGAAGTAGCCAAAGTATTTGGTATGGAGGCAGAGTTAGCTAAAAACTTTTACGAAGGAGTTGGAACTTTTGTTTTTGATCCTGAAGGAATTGCTAAAGAAGGAGAAGAGTCTATAAAAGAAACTGAAAAACAATTATTAGCTCTTAAAAATAGAAAGGCAGGTTTTGAAAATAACATAACTAAAATAGAAGAACAGGAATTTGCAAAAAGGCAAGCTGCTAAACAGGCTCAATATAAAATAGAATTTGACGCTTATAAAAAGCATCTTGAAAAAATGACAGATTTAACTATAACCGACCTTGAAAGGTTAGGTAAAATTAGATCTGACTATAATGCAAAAATAGCGGATCAAGCTATAACAGATAATCAAACTAGATTAGATTTAGATAGGGAGCAAGCTTTGCGAGAAGTAGAAGAGCTTAATATAAACGAAGGATTAAAAGGAAATGCTAAACTAGCAATAAACACATTTTTTGATAATAAACAAAAAGAGTTAACAATACAAAATTTACAAGAAACTCTAGACGCTGAAATAGAGCTAGAAGAAAAGAAAAGAAAATTTGCAAACGACACTTTAGATAATGCTGCTAGAATTGCAGGTGAGGAATCTAAATTAGGAAAAGCTTT